TACGCCTGGGTGCAATTTGTCAATTTTCTCCCCGAAATATATTACGCCCCGGCGCACTGTCTCTCGGGAGAATAAATATACTACGTATAAGACGACGGTTCTCAAACCGCCGTCGTCTTAGAGACGCCGGTCGACCCGTCGTAGTTCCGCTCGGGAGTACTGAGCCCTTCCGACGCCCAACGCCAGACGCCCGCCGTTCGCAGCCAGTTCGCGCACAGCAGCGGTTCGACCAGGCCGGCGACCGATGACAGCGGACAGCCCCCATCCCCCCCGCAAATCGAATCCTGGCGCAAAAAACGCAATCGAGTCCTTATGAACACAACCCGCACCCGATACCAACGCCGGCCACCGGCAGCCAACGCACGCTACAACCGCTACTACGTCATGCGCATCAGACGCCTCGCCGGCAGGGAGTGGCGAGCGTTCGTGGCCAAGGGCTACGACGAGGCCATGCGAAAGGCCGAAAACGTGCAAGGCTGCCTTGAGGTCACCGAGATTCACGAGGTCTCCCGCGAGGAGTACCTCAACGCCATCGACAACATCAACAAAGGAGTAAAATGAACACGCCACTTGAATCCGGGTTCGACGACCCGACGCAAGACTCTGCCCCCGCCGCAATAAGCCATTGCACCGCCATCGGCCGGCATTATCCTTCCCAGATGTGGCGCAAGTCCATCTCGCACGAGCGGCTTCACTTCATTCGCGACAGCGAACCGCTCTGCGGGGTCTCATGGACAGGATCTCTCGCCCCCCTCGGATATGAAACCAAATGCCCCTGGTGCCAGAAACGCCTCGACGGCAAAGCCGACGGCAGCGCCTTCCAAAACAGGCGGCCGCCCAAAACGCCCGGCTGGTCAATCTCTGGACGCATCACAGCCTCTCAGATCAGAGCGTCATGAGCGGTTCGCTCAGGCCGTGGCCAACGGCAGTACCGATTCAGACGCCTACCGGCTCGCCGGGTTCGCCGGCAAACACACGCACAAGCGGGCTGCGGAGGTCAGGGCAGTTCAGGGCATGGAGGCCCGGATTGCGGCCATCCGGGCAGCGGCCGCAGCCAAGTCCATGCTGACCAAGGAACGAGCGATGCAGCTCTGCGCGGAGCTGGCGGAGGGACGGCACGGGGCAGAACCTCATCACCGGATCAGCGCGATGGAGAAGGTCGGCAAGTGGTGCGGCTGGGAGTCCGGCACTCAGGCTGAACAGGCCGCCGCGCAGGCGCTCGGAGGCGTGTCCGAGATGATGACCCGCATCCGCTCGCGCCGCGCATGAACCCGTCGCCGTCGTACACCTACGCCGCCGAGGTGCTGTCAGTCACCGATGGTGACACCCTGAAGCTCCGGGTCGATGTCGGATTCGAGGCCGACCGGCGGCTCGCGGTGCGGCTGGCCGGCGTCTTCGCCGCCGAGCGGCACGAGGAGCTGGGCAGCCTGCACACTGGCCACCTGCGCAGCCTGCTCCCGGTCGGCAGCAAGGTGGTCGTCGTGACCCAGCGCAACCGCGGGTCAGATGTCACGACGTTCGGCCGGTACGTCGCCGACGTATGGTGCGACGGCCAGCACGTTAACGAGGAGATGCGCCGGCTCATCGGGGAGCCGCAAGGCGCGGGCGCACCATGATCGACCCGAATGCCATGACGCCGGCCGAGCTGGCCGACTGGGATCGGCGCACCGCGCCGGGACTGGCCGACGGCATGGACGATCCGGTTTGGCGGCTCTCGAACCTCTACGTCTGCCTGAATGCAAACGGCGAGGTTGTGCCGTTCATCCCGACGCCGGAGCAGCGGCTGGTCATCTGGTGCATCCATGCGCGCGGGTGGCGGCGGATCCTGATTCCGAAGGCCCGCCAGCTCGGCATGAGCCTGGTTCTCTGCCTGCTCGGCCTCGATTACGTTCTCTTTCGAGCCGGCGCGAAGGCCGCCTTGGTCGACAAAAGCGAGGACGACGCCAAGAAAAAGTTGCGCGAGAAGGTCAAGCTGGCGTGGGAAGGCATCGACCCGGCCATCTCGGCCGTCCTGCCGGCGGTCGTCACGGCAAACGCCATCACGTTCGGCGAGGGTCTCGAGTCCTCGGCCTACGAGGCGGACGTGTCATTCCGAGGCGGGACCGTCCAGTTCCTGCATGTGTCGGAGTGGGGCGAGATCCAGATGCGCCAGCGCGAGCGGTCACGCGAGATCCGGGACGGATCCCTGCCGGCCGCCGAGCGCGCGGAGGACGGCGTGGTTGTCGTCGAAACGACGTGGCATGGCGGCCTGGACGGCGAGCTGGGACCATATGTGCGCGAGGCGCTGGACACTCCGGAGGCCAGCAAGGGGCCGAAGTCGTGGCGGATCCTGTTCTTCCCGTGGTGGGGAAGCTCGGCCTACCAGACCGATCACGGCTACCTCGATCAGGAATCGAAACGCTACTTCGAGAAGCTGCGGGCAGAGTACGGCATCGAGCTGACCGAGCGGCAGAGGCTCTGGTACGCCAGCGAACGACGCACCCGCGGGGCCCGGGCAATGCGGTCCCAGTTTCCGAGCGTGATGGCCGAGTGCTGGGAGACGATGCCGGAGGGGGCCGTCTATGGCTCCTTCATCGAGGTCGCCCGCTCCGAGCAGCGAATCAAACCGTACACCGCCGACGGCCGGTGGCCGGTGCATACGTTCTGGGATCTAGGCCATCCCCTCAACACGGTCGCGTGGCTGGCCCAGATCACGCCGGAGGAGATCCGCGTTCTCGATGTGCTCATGGAGCTGGACGTGACGCTGGAGGCCCGGGCCGCCATGCTCGCCGCAAAGGGGTGGATCTACGGATACCACTTCCTTCCGCACGATGCCGGCGTCCGCCAGTCGTCCGGCCTGTGTCAGGCCGACGAATTCCGGCGGGTCTTCACCGCGGTCGGTGGTCACGTCCGGATCGTGCCGAGGGTCAGCGACGTGTGGCAGGGGATCAACTCGCTCCGAGGCATCTTCCCCCGCCTGGTCTTCCGGGATCCGGCGTGCCGGCCCGGCCTCGACCATCTGGCCAGATACCACTCGATCAGGGAAACCTCGACCGGCATCGCCCGGGACGAACCGGTTCATGACCGCTACTCGCACGCGGCCGACGCCCTACGGCAGCTTGCTCAGGCGCTCGACGGCAACATGATCGCGGGCGGCCACTCGATTGCTCATGTCCCCGGCAGGCCGGTCGGCCCAGCCGTCAACGTCATCCGCGCCCGCACCCGACTGTGACTCCGTTCGATGAGGCCATGGCGGTTTACCTCCGCCACCCGACCCGCCGGGACTTCTCGGCCGACATCCTCGCGCACTTGCGGACGGGGTACGTCGTCGCGACGCCGTGGGGGTTTGTCGCGTTCCGGCCGGTCCTGCGCGACTCACCGGAGGATCTGATTCTCGACCCGCAGTACGAATTCCCCTACGCTGACACTTGGCACGTCTGGCTCGCGGCCGGCGACTGGAAGCGGCTCCTGCTGGAGCATCTGCCGTTCGGCCTGCCGTGGATCTCGTGGGAGCGGGATTTCAAGCTGCGGTTCTGGCGGCTGGAAAAACTGCTTGCAAAGGCGGAGGGAGTCTCGCTTGCGGGAGGTTATGGGCAAAGGAGGATCAAAGGCGGCCATCGCTGAGTCGAAGAAGGCTCGGCAGCAGACCAATGCGTTCAACCGGATGTCGCTGCGGTCGGCGCAGGACCAGTTCAAGAAGTCCATGAAGTTCCAAAAGGAGTCGCTGGCGGCAACGCTGGCGGCCTCGCGGGTCGCTCCGATGGGCTCCGACTCGACCCGCGACCAGTACGCGGCAGCCGATGAGATCGCTCGGGCCGCGGCCAAGCGCACCGGCATCAGCACGTTCCGATTCCGACAAGCATGACAGCCGCCCCCTCCGCCATCGACCTGCTCAAGCAGCGGGACGGCCTCTCGACGCATCACGCCTCGATGCGCAACCTCTGGGACGAAGCGAAGCGTCTTTCCTCTCCTGTCGGCCCGGAGTACTTGGTCAACGACGTGTCGGCCCCGCGGCTGGTGCGCCAGCTCTCGGCCGTCGCCGTGCAGGCGAACCGGAACTTGGCGGCCGGCCTCATGTCGTGGATCATGCCGCAGGCGTCCGACTGGTTCAAGTGGGAGCCGGCCCGCGCGGTCAAGGACAACAAGGGCGTCGCCCGGTGGCTGGCCGAGTGCTCGGAAATCGCGCACGACATCCTCCGCTCAAGCAACTTTTACGACGAGGCAACCATACTCATGCTCTCGCGGAACGAAGCCGGCACGGCCTCGATCTGGATGCGGGCAAAGGAGGAGGCCGACGACGTTACCGGCCAGTGGGGGGACGATTCGAGTCCGCTCACCTTTGAAGTGTGTCAGGCGCACGAGGTGATGGTCGCCGAGGATTCCCGCGGGCGGGTCGACAAGTGGTTCCGGACGGTCCATTTCACTGCCTCGCAGGCGATGCAGGAATTCGGCGACCAGGCTCCCGCGCACGCGAAGGAGGCCGCCAAGAAGCCGGGCAATGAGTCGACTCAATCGGAATACGTTCACGTCATCTACCGTCGCCGGCAGCCGGCCGGGCCCAGTGCTCAGGAACAAATGCCATGGGCATCGGTGTGGATCTGTCCGCGAGAGAAGCGGATTGTCAAGGCGGGCGGCTACCCGCGGCAGCCGATCTTCACCGTCCGGTGGGAGCGGTGGAGCCGGCGCAGTCCCTACGGCATCTCGCCGGCCATCATCGCTCTCGGCGAGGTGCGCGGGGTCAATTACTTCGAGATGCTACTCACGACGCTGGCGGAGGTGGCCGTCGAGCCGCGGATCCAGGTTCCGGTGGCGCATGACGGTGTCGTCGACCTCGCGCCCGGCGGCGTGACCAAAGTGCTCGACGCCGGCACCGCACCGAAGGAATGGGCTCCCGTTGGCGAGCTGAATTGGGGGCTGGAGATGCTGGAGCGGAAGGAGAAGCGGATTCAGGAGGTCTTTCTGAATGATGTCTTCGCGCAATTCGCCATGCTGGAGCGCCAGATGACGGCCTTTGAAATCGCGCAGCGCCTGACCGAGAAGCTCGCCCGGGTGGCTCCGGCGACGAATCAGCTCAACTCCGATTTCTTCAGCCCGTTCCTCGAAACCCTGTTTCACTGGTGCTATTTCACCGGCCGGTTCCCGGAGCCGCCGGTCGACGCCTTCATGCCTGACGCTTTCGGCCGGCTCAAAATGCCGTGGCCGGAGGTGATTCAAACCAATCGGCTCGCGCGCGAGCAGTCGGCCGAGACCGAGCAAGCGATCATGCGTGTCGCCGGCACGCTCGCGCCGTTCCTCGAAGTCGCCGGCCCGTCGATCCTCGACGCGATCAACCTCGACAAGCTGCCGGAGGTGCTGGCCATCGAGGCCGGCCTGAAGACCGAGCTGATCCGGAAGCCGGATGAGATTGCCAAGCTCCGCGATGAGCGAGCCAAGGCGCAGCAGCAGCAGCAGGCGCTTGAGCTTGCGGCCAAGCAGCCTGAGCTTGTGGCCGGCGCTGCGCAGGCGATGGGGATCGGAGGCCCGCCCGCATGAAATCATTTGAACAAGTCCTAGGTCTCGAAGATTCGGCCACCCGCGAGAAGTTCGTGGCGGCCTGTCAGGACATCTTCCGGTCGCCATCCGGCCGGATCGTCATGGCTCACCTGTGCGCGGCCCGCCACCCGATGTCGTTCCCGCGAGGCGAGACAACGGACGATACCATGGTTGCCAACGGCCAGCGCGAGGTGGTGGCCACCCTGTTCCGCTGCTCGCAGACTCAGATCACCTTATGAAACGGAAGAAAGACTCACCCGCGGTCGAGACCGCGGTCGAAGCCGCTGTCGCTGACAGCGAAACGAAGCAAGAGGCCGCTCCGGTGCCGGCTCGGCACACTCCCGACGCCGGAGTGAAAGAGTACGGCATCAGCCTCGATGAGATCTCGCGGCGCAGCCGCGCGACTCGACGCTGATTCCCATGGATACCAACACCCAAACCCAAACCCAACAGGCCACCGGCACTCCCGAAGGCCAGCAATCGGCCCCGCCGGCAATCTTCACCGAGGGGCTCAACTTCGCGCAGGACTGGTTCCAGGTACTGCCGGAGGAGTTTCACGGCCTCGCCAAGGACGCCAAGTCCCTGCCGGATGTCTTCGCGCGGCTCAAAGGCTCGCGCGATGAGCTGGCCGCCCGCGGCTCCGGCCTGCGCGTGCCCGGCGAGAAGGCCACCGATGAGGAGCGAGCCGCCTTCACCAAGGAGCTTTACAAGCATCTGGGGGTGCCGGATACGCCGGACGCTTACGAGCTGACTGCCCCCGAGGGGTACGAGGCCGACAAGGAGCTGATTGAGATGGTGGCCAAGCTCGGCCCCGAGATCGGCCTGAGCAAGACCGGCGCATCGAAGCTGGCGGAGGCGTATAATCAGCAGATGCTCGCGCGGATCGAGAAGATCCGGGCCGAGGAGACTGCGCGCCTCGATACCGAGCGCAAGGAGCTGGCGAGCGAGCTGGGCGACAAGGCGGACACAGCGGTCGCCATGGCCAAGGCTGCAGCCAAGCGGCACGGCTGGCCGGAGGAATCGATGGACCCGACGAATCCCGCGTTTGTCGGGGCGGAGGCGTTCAAGCTGGTGCATTCGCTCGCGTCCGAGCTGGCGGTGGCCCAGGGGGCCGACCGAACCGGACAGGTGCAAGGCACCGCCGGCAGCCGCGCGCGTGACATCGATTGGGCGGTGCGCGTCCAGCAGGGTCTGGAGCCCGAGAGCGAGTACATCAAGGACCGCGCGCACCCGAAACACGAGGAGACGTGGCGCGAGATTCGCGCGGCCTACGCGGCCAAGCATCCGGGGAAGCGGTAAAAAAACCGCTTGCAAATCGGTCTGGTGTCTCGCTTGCGAGTGAGACATCAGACTCTGAGCCCCGATGTCGGCCCGCTCGCTGTAGAGTCACATTCCACGACCGGCCCCGCCATGGGCTCCCGTGAGGGGGATGAGAGGATAACCAATCATCGCAATAACCTTACTTTACCATGGCTGACGGAAGCATCGTGACTCAAATTCCGGACCACATCCGGGCTCAATTCTCCGACCAGTGGGGAATCCAAATCCAGCAACTTGACGCCAAACTGGCGGGCGTCATGACCGTCGAACCCGGGTGGACCGCGAAGGACTACTATTTCGACGACGTGGAAAAAATCGACTGGGCGGAAGAAACCGGCCGGCACGAGGATACCAACCCGACCGAGGTCGACCTCAGCAAGATCCGCGGGACCAAGCGTTACCTGAAGGTCGCCAAGATCTTCGGTCGCCGGGACGCCGAGTGGCTCGACCGCATCGGCCGCCCCGACTCCGAGGTGATGACGGCAATGAAGGCCGGCTTCATGCGTGCCCTCGATGACCGCTGCGTCGCCGCTGCGGCCGAACAGAAGTACGCCGGCCCGGAAAACGCGCAGACGCTCATCAGTTTCCCGGCCGGGAACGTGGTCGCTCAAGACTTCGTCCTCTCCGGTGCCGCGGCCAATTCCGGCCTGACGGTTCCGAAACTGTTCGAGGTCGAGCGCCTCGCCCGCGTCGCCGACGTGGACTTCGACTCCGAGGAATTTTACCTCGCCATCGGGCCGAAGCAGATCCAGGACATGGTGGCGCACGTCACCGCGGCCGGAAACGACATCTATGCCAAGATGCTCGCCGACTGGCTGAACAACCGCTCGTCGAAGCTGCTCGGCATCTTCAACGTGATTGTCTCGAACAAGCTGGAGATTGTCTCCGGGTCGAACTCCTACCGCCGATGCCTGGCCTTCACCCGCCGCGCGTTCGCGAAGTCTCCCGAGACGCACACGACCGCCGTCGACACTCTGCCGGGCAAGTCCCACAGCGTGCAGATTGCGGCCTACGGAGACACCGGCGTTGTCCGCCGGTACGACAACCTCGTGTACCACATGCTCTGCGACGAGACCCTGTAACCCTGACAACTGCCGGCGACCTCCCCGCCGGCCTTCATTCACACTTCACACTGTTATTTTACCATGGCTGAACTTCTCTCCGCATTCGCTCAGGCTCAAACCAACGCGAAAGGCGCAAAAACCAACGGATACCCCAACGCGGCTCGGATGCAGCGGACGATCAAGGTCGCCCGCGACACCTACACCACGACCGGGGCGGAAGCGAACAACGACACGATCAAGCTGGGGGTCTTCCTCCCGGCCGGCTCTGTCGTCAACGTCGAGAACTGCAAACTCCGCTTCGGCGCGAGCGGCACCTTCTCGGCCTCGGTCACTCTGCAACGGGTGCGAGCCGGCGTGGCGACTTCACTGTCCGCCGCTCTGGCCACGACCTCGGCCGCTGTCGGCACGTTCGCCGCGGCCGCGATCACGCCCCCGACCGAGAGCCAAGCCGGGGATTTCCTGCAGCTCCTCATTACGCCGTTCACCTCGGCGACCGCGGGCAAGGTCATTGCCGCCGAGATTCAATTCGACGCGCCCCTGACCTAAGACCCGATGACACAGACCGGCATCGCGAATCTCGCCCTCTCGCACCTCGGCGCGTCCCAAATCACAGCGATTACGGATGCGACGGTGGAGGCGGAGGCAATTCGCGATTGCTGGGACGCGGTGCGCAACGGGCTGATCCGGGCGCACCGATGGAATTTTGCCAAGACGCGGGCGTATCTGACGCCTGTCGTATGGGGGGAGTCCTTCGCTCTCCCGACTGACTGCCTCCGGGTGGTCCGTGTGAACGGTGTCGACCAGTCCGGCACCGTCGACGAAGGAGCCGAGATCGAGGGGCGGACGCTGCGGCTCGCGGCCACTACCTGCGAGGTGGTGTACCTCCGGATCATCGAGAATCCGGACGACTGGGACGCTCTGTTTACCATCGTTTTCGGGTACGAGCTGGCGGCTGCGGTCGGGCCGCGCCTCGCCAACGGTTCGCAGTCGCTGGCGTCTGAGATGCGCGACCGCGCGACCGATCAACTGCAGATCGCCATGGCGGCAAATGCCATCGAGACAAAGCCGACGATCCGTCGGGCAATCGAGGGGAGCCGCTACCTCGAACACGTCTGGGGCTCGCCCGTCGTCCGCTCCGCCCCCTCTGCTCCGGCCCCGCCGACGACGGCCCCGGCTGGCAGCTCCTCGACGCCGGTCATCACCATTGTCCAAGGAACGGACGGCGCGTGGTACGAAAAAACGACGATGCCGGACGGGACGGAATTCTTCAAACCTGTCTTCACTGCTCTGCCATGATCCGCGCCTGCCTCGTTGTTCTCGCTCTCGTGACCTCGTCCGCCGCCGCCGACGAGGTCTTATTCAATTGGCGGCCAGACAACACTGGCCCGTGGGAGCCCAAGCGGCTGCTCGCCACGCCTGGCTACGTCCTGCAGGTCGATGAGAACGGCGAGCCGGCATTCGTCGCGCCTGTGTCGGGCGACGGCACCGGCAACGTCGTGGGCCCGGTCAGTTCTGTTTCCAGCAACGTCGCGGTCTTCAATGGCCCGACCGGCAAGATCATCATGGACGGCGGGTACAGCATCGCCCAGATGCTCTCCCGCTCGGCTCACACCGGCACCCAGGCGGCGGGCACCATCACTGGGCTCGCAGCCTCGGCGACCACTGACACAACCAACGCGAGCAACATCGGGTTCGGCACCCTGCCCGATGCGCGTCTCTCGTCCTCGGTCGCCCTTGAGACGACCGCCAACACCTTCACGGCAAACCAGACGCTGACGACCGGGACCACGCCGGCATGGGTGGTCAACCGCACGGGCGGCAAGAACGGAGCCTTTGGTGCCGGCACCGGCGGCGCGTTTCTCAGCTACGACGACAGCGGGTTCTTCGGGATCCTTCGGTCGACCAATGCGAACAACCTCGCGAACCCGGGGCAATTCGGCAGTTGGTCGATGTACATCGAGTCGGACGGTGACATCGGGGTGGGCAACATCGCGCCGACCGCCAAGCTCGATGTCACCGGCACGGTCAAGGCGACTGCCTTTGTCGGCGATGGCTCGGGTCTGACCGGCGTGGCTGGAGGTGATGTCGACGGTCCGATTAGCGCCACCGACTCACAGATTGCCGTGTTCGATGGACCGACCGGGAAGATCCTCAAGGACGGTGGCGTGACGCTGGCGACGCTGCGCAACGCCTCGACCGCGTTCACCTCGGGCACCGTACCTGTCGGGACGCTCGGAAGCGGGACCGCCAACAGTTCGACCTACCTGCGCGGCGACGGGACGTGGTCGACTCCGTCGGGGTCCGGTAACGTGACAGGACCGGGATCCTCGACCGTCGACAACCTCGCGGCTTTCAACGCGACCAATGGGCAGTTGCTCAAGGACGGCGGCTTCGCTTTGTCGGACGTGGCGCGCCGATCCCAGGTCAACACGTTCGCCGCTGGCCAAACGATCCAGCACTCGACCAACCCGTTCCTCGCGGTCTCCCGCACGAGCAACAAGGCTGCGGCACTGGGCGCTGGGACGGGTGCCGGCTTCATCTCCTACGACTCCTCGGGAGACTTCGCCATCGGGGCGGCGACCAATGCGAACGTCCTGGCCGCGCCGGGGACGACCGAGACTTGGCATATGTGGCTCAAGGGCGCTACCGGACGGCTCGGCATCGGGACGACCACGCCGGCCACCCTGCTCGACGTGAACGGCACAGTGACGGCCACCGGATTCAGCGGACCCGCCAGCGGGCTCACGGGGCTCCCTGCGGCGCAACTCTCGGGCACGGTGCCGACCGGCAACCTCGGCTCGGGCACGGCGAACGGGACGACCTACCTGCGAGGCGACGGCACCTGGTCGACTCCGGCCGGCACGGGTGACGTTGTCGGCCCATCCGGCGGGGCGACCGATGGCGCGATTGCCACCTTCGACACAGCGACCGGCAAGCTCCTCAAGAACTCGACCAAGCTGTCTGCCCAGGTGCCGCAGCTCAACACGACCAATACGTTCGGGGAAAACGTGACCATCGCCAAGGCGGCTACCACTGGACTGGTCGTCTCTCACACCTCCGGCAAGGCGGGGGCACTCGTCGCCGGCACTGGTGCCGCCGTCTTCTCGTTCGACTCCTCGGGCGCGTTCGGCATCGGCTCGACCACCAACGCCAACGTGACCGGCGCGCCCGGTCAGTTTGAGACCTACCGTCTCTGGATCGAGGGATCGACCGGCAATGTCGGAATCGGCACCGGCAGTTCGTCGCCGGCATCCAAGCTGGAGGTGAGCGGCACGGTCACCGCGACCACGTTCTCCGGGTCCGGCGCGAGCCTGACCGCACTCAACGCCAGCAACCTCACGACCGGCACCGTTCCCACGGCGCAGCTTGGATCCGGTACGGCGAACAATACGACCTACCTGCGTGGCGATGGGACGTGGCAGACGGTTTCCGGCGGCAGCGGGATGTCGACGACCGACCAGGACAACGTGTACTACGGCGACGGCAGCGACGGCGACGTGACGGTCAACACTGCCACGCAAAACGCGGGCGATTGGTTGAGTGCCGGCGTGATGACCCGGGACGTTTACCTGAACGATTTGACCATCAACTCGACCGGCCAAATCCAGACGAACGGGTGGCGCATCTTCGTCAACGGGGTGCTCGACATCACTGCCGCCGCTGCGAACTCCATCGTTGTCTCGACCACTTCGGCGAACGGTGCGAACGGATCCGGTTCGACTGCTGGCTCGTCCGCCGCCTCGGCGGGTGCTCAAAATGCCTTAGGCGATGGTGTCGATGGGACCAACGGCATCGCCGGTGGGACTGGCGCGACCTCTGCAGCGTCTAGTCCGAGCGGTCCCTACGTTATGGGTGGTCGAGGGGGGTCGACCGGCAAGGGCGGGAACGGCTCGAACGGCTCGGCATCGACCACGACCTCCACTACGGCTCCCACGCCATACAAGATCCGCCGCTACCAGGACATCCTGGCGGTCGGCGTGAGCCTGATGCGCGGAGGTCAAGGCACCCGCGGTGGTGGTGGCGGGACGGGGGACGGCACCAATGCCGGCGGCGGCGGCGGGGGTGGTGGATCGGGGGCTGGCATCATCTGGATCGCTGCGCGCACGATCTCGCGGGGCGGTTCGACCGCTGCCGGAGCCATCCAAGCGAACGGCTCGAACGGCGGCAACGGCGGCAACGCGGCAGCAGGCAACTCTGGTGGTGGCGGCGGCGGGGGTGGTGGCGGCGGCGGCTTCGTCCTGATCTACCACGGCGGGCTGACCGGCACGACCGCGACGAACGCCATCCATGTGAGCGGCGGCAACGGCGGCGCGGGCGGCACCGGAGTCGGGACCGGCATCGGCGGCAGCGGCGGACAAGGCGGCTACGGCGGTCGGGTCATTCTCGCCAACCTCGCGACCGGAGTATTCTCTGAAAGCGATGGAACGACGACCGGCGGCACTGGGCCGAATGCGTCTGGAACCACGGCAGGTGGCACCGCCGGCACCGGAACCTCTTATACCGTCTCCCTATGATCTTCGGACACAAGACCCAAGCTCGCACGATCTCGACCGACCAGGCCACGTTCGACCGCATGGTCTCAGACGGTGCCATTGTCGCCGCAGACTGGATGGAGTGCCCTCCGGTCCCGGTCTATGACCCGGCGACCCAGGCGGCACCGTACTGGGCCAGCGGCGCGTGGCAGGTGCGGGCGCTGAACGCGGAGGAGATCGCGGTGCGGGCGGCAACGGCGCAGGAGGCGAACGATCTCGAAAGCGAGCGGGCGCAGATTGCCGCGGTCCTGAACGACTTGAAGAACGGGACCGGCACGACCGCCCAGCGGCTGACCCGCTGCGAGCGCGCCATCGTGTTCCTTTTCAAACGCCTCATCCAATGAAATCTGCACTTCTCGCTCTACTCGTCGTCGTCACCCTGGCCGGCATCGCCGCCGCCCAGGTCGCACTTCCCAAGACCATCCTGACCTGTGACCCGCCGCCAGCGGGTGATGTCGTCCGGGGTTACATCTTGTACAAGCGTGCCGCGACCGGGACGGGGTGGGAGGTGGTGAAGGTCTTCAACTCACCCGACCGCCGCTTCGAGGTGCCGCAGCCGATCATCGGCGGCACCGAGTTCTCTCTGACCTGCTTCAACGAGGCGGGCGAGTCTGACTACAGTGACTCGCTCATCATGCCGGGCCGCCCGGGCAAGCCGCTGAGTACCCGGGTAATTATCGAGTTCGGCCAATAATGCGCACGCTCCTCAACAGTTTCACGTCCGGCGTTCTCAGTCCCCTTACAGTCGGGCTCACCGATCTGGAGGGTACGCGCAAGGGGTGTCGGATCCTGAAAAACTTTCAGGTTCTGCCGTCTGGCGGCGTCGTGCGCCGGCCCGGGCTGGTGCATCAGGCGGTCGCCCATGCCGGCGAGCCGATCCTCGTGGGGTTCAACTACAGCGCGACCGATGCCTTCCAGATCGAGATTGGAGCCGGGTATTTTCGGATCCTGAACGAGGCCGGCGACCTTGTGGTGACGCCGTCGACTCCGCCGGTCGGGGCGCTCTCGGCCGCCGGCCAGCCTCTGCGGTACGCCGCGCCGTGGACCGAGGAGCAGCTTCCCCGGCTGCAGTGGCTGCAGGCGAACAACCTGCTTCTGTTCTTCCATCCGGAGGTGGCGACCCAGCAGATCGTGCGGGTAGCGAATGACGACTGGCGGCTGACGCCGGTCGATTGGAAATTCCCTCCGCTCCGCGACCAGAACCTGACCGCGACGACGCTCACCTCGTCGGTGACGGCTGTCGGTGCCACCGGCACGCTCACGGCCAGCGCGGCGACGTTCAACGCCGGCCATGTCGGCGGCATCTGGGAAGTGAAGCATGTCCGGACGGCCCCGATTGAAAAACTCTCGTTTCCCCTGACCATCACGACCGGCGTCACGTCGACCGCGATGCGGGTTATCGGGAAGTGGGAGATCTTCACTGTCGGCGAGTGGAATGGGACGCTCGCGCTCGAACAAGAGATCACGCCCGGCGTCTGGGAGACCATCCGGACGTGGCAGTCCGAGCGGGACTACAACGTCCAGACCTCCGGGCAAGTCGAGGTCGAGACGGTTCTGCGGCTCAAGTTCATCGGCACCGGCTACTCTCCGGGCGGGTCGATCCCGGCCCCGCGCGCGCAGATCACGGCCATCGACCCAGCGGTGAAGGGGCTGGTCAAGATCACCGGGCACACGTCGCCGACGGTGGTCTCGATCCAGGTCATCCGCGCGCTGCATGATACCTCGGCAACCAGCCGGTGGTCCGAGGGCGCGTTCTCGACGTATCGAGGCTTCCCGCGGACGGCGTGTTTTCACGACCAGCGGCTCGTCCTCGGCGGGGTGGCGTCGCTGCCTCTGACCGTATGGGGCAGCCTGACGGCTGACCTGTTCAACTTCGAGCGCACCGGTCTCGACGACGGCTCATGGACCTATGAGCTGGCCGCGACCGAATCGAGTCCGGTGGCGTGGATCTTCAGCCAATCGCGCGGCCTGATCGTCGCGACCGAGGCCGAGGAATGGCTCATGCAGGGGAGCGAGGGGAAACCGATCACGCCATCGAGCATCGAGGCGATGCGCAAAACCTCCTACGGTTCCGACCCGCAACGGGTGGTGCTGGCCGGCGGCTCGGTCATTTACGTCCAGTCCGGCGCGTTCGCCCTTCGGGAGTATGTCTTTGACTTCGCGACTCAGAACTTCGTCTCGCCGGACATTCTTGAGCTTGCGGATCACCTGCCTATCGGGGGGATTCGGTGCGTAGCCTTCGCGAAGAAGCCGGTGCCGACGCTGTACGTCGTGACGTGGGCCGGCAAGCTGCTCTCCTGCACCTACCGCCGGGCCGAGGGCGGCACGCTGGTCGCGTGGTCCGAGCATGTGACGGACGGCGAATTCCTCTGGGTATCTGTCCTCTACAACGAGGACGAATCCGACGACGTGTGGCTCGTGGTCTCGCGCGACGGCGAGGGGAGGATCGAGCGATTCTCTCCGAATCACCTGCAGATGGTCAAGAGCGCGGTGGCTCCGGAGGAGCTTGTTCACCTCGACGCCGCGTGGGTCTATGCCGGCACCGCAACGACGGCCGTCACCGGCCTCGATCACCTGACCGGCCGGCAGGTGCGGATCCTCGCGGACGGGGCCGAGCATCCGCCGCAGACCGTACCTGACAGCGGGGCGCTCACGCTTGAGGCCGCCGCCTCGAATATCATCATCGGGCTGCCTTACGAGTCCTGCCTTCAGCCGATGCCGTGGGAGGCCGGCATGGAGGACGGTGCGTCCAGCGGCCGGAAGACCAAGGCCGGGCCCCTCGGGGCTCTGTTCTACAAGTCTGGAGCCTGCCAGTACGCCGATAGCCCGGCCGGCCCGTGGCGCGATGTCGTCTTCCGGCAGAACCAGGACGCCATGGACTCGGCCGTCCCCCTGTTCAGCGGGTGGCAGAAGCTGTCTCTCGCGGCCTCGTTCCGGGACACAATCGACGTTGTCCTGCGCACCGATGGCCCTTTGCCCTTGAATTTGCTCGCGTTGTCTCCCACTCAACAGGTGTATGGCGCATGATGTCCACTGCCGCCAGTACGGCACCGAGGCCGGCGATTACCAGACCGTCGCGGCCTGGTACGCGGAGCACCGCAATGGGGAAGTCTTCCCTGAAATGGTGCTGCCTCCGCATGGGGTCATCGCGAGCGTGGACGGGCAGCCTGCGGCGGCGCTGTGGGTTTACCTCTCCTTCGGAATCGGCGTGGCACACGTACACTGGGCTGTCTCGCGGCCCGGCGCTGGAATAGGGGTGTTGGGACTGGCGTTCCGGGCGGCGATGGCGTGGGTTGAAGACGTGTGCCGCGCCCATGATTGTCATCTGATCTTCGCCAACACGCTCCCGAGGATCGCCGCATGGCTTCCCCGCCTGGGTTTCCAAGGCAAGTCGGAGCGTGTCCAGCTTTTCAAAGTTCTCACCTAATGGGACTAGACCCTATCTCAGGCACTGCGTTCGCGATTGGTGCTGCCATCTCTGCCATCGGCACGGGGGTTTCGCTTATCTCCGCGAATCAGGCGGCGAGCGCGCAGTCTGCCATCGCCATCGAGAACGCGCGCGCTCAGGCCGACGCGGCCCGGGCGTCGAGCCGCAATCAGCAGATGGCGCTCAAGTTCCAGCAACTGCAGGAACAGGGGAACGCGGCCGCGGCCGGCATTCAGGCTCAGGCACTCCTTCAGCAGTCCGAGGCCGCGACCAATGCGGCGCAGGCGAACATTCGCCGGCAGCGGGAGCAGTTCGAGGCGCTGGTGGCCCGGCAGTTTGCGGCGCTTGGTCAGGCCGGCGTCTCGCCGGTCACCGGCTCGCCGATTGACGTGCTCATGGAAAACGCGGCCGCCGAACAGGAGACGGAGATGGTGATGAGAGATGAGGATGAGGACCGCCGCCGGCAGGCGGTGCGCGAGGCCGTCGCCCTTCAGGGGTCCGCCTTCTCGTCCGGTGTGAATGCGAATCTCTTGAGCCTTGAGGCCGCGGCCGCCGGCCAGCGCGGGCGGATGGGCGTGGCGCAGGCCCGCCTCGATGCCGCCTCTCAGGTGGCCAGCGCGCGCGGTGCGCGCACCGCCGCATGGGGTCAAGCGGTCAGCTCGTGGGGGCAGATCGGATTCGACTCGTACCAGTTCCGCAAATCCACCAAAACCGCCTGATGGCCGATCTACCAAAACTCGAACGCCCAAAGCGGCGCATCGCCCAGCCGGGCGAGCTGGACGGGATCTCGATGCTCGGCCGCTCGATGGGGCAGGCCGGGGCTCGCTACAACCCGGACGCCATGACCGTGACCGCGCCGCTGATCGACGCGCGCGGGTTTGTCGATGAGGCGCGCGGGATGGCTCAGGTCGGTCAGGCGGCGCGCGAGATTGGCGGGGCGACGATGCGGCTGGCTGTCGAGCAGGCGCGGGCGGTGGCTGACCGGCAGGTGCGGGACGCCCGGCGCGCGCTCGGGACCGTCCAGACCGAGATGGGGGCGGCGCTCGCATCCGAGCCGGACGAGCAGAAGTACGGGGAGATTCTAGAGACTCAGCTCGAACGCGCTCGGGCGGTGGTGCGCGACACTCCGATGATGGCCGACGCGAAGCTCGCGGCCGACGACTACCTCGCCGAATGGGAGACCCAGCAGCGGCACAACGTCACGATGATGCAGGCCCGCCGGTCATTCGACCGCGCCCGCGAGTCGCGGATGGCCGACGTGACCGAGGCCGTGAACCGCAACGATTTTGCTGCCGCGCGCGCCGCGATCAGCGACGACCAGGCCGGCCTCTACCTCGGCAAGGACCGGGTGGCCGGCTTAATGGGCGACATTGATCGGGCCGAGAAAAACCATATGATCCGCGCCCGCCGGGAAGCTGTGGAGGCTGACGCCTCGGCGGCTCCTTACCTGTGGATGGAGCGGCACCCGGAGCCCGGGGACATGGAGCCGGATGACTGGTTTGCCGGCCAGTCGGCCGCCCGCCGGGTGATTGCCGCGCAGACGGACGCCGCCGCGAGCGATATCGGAGACGCCATGGTCACGGGCGACATCAAGACATCCGACGATGTCGAGCGGGTGGCGGCCGGCCGGCTGCGACCGGCGGCGCTGGCCGAGGCGCAGGCAAATTTGAAGAAGTGGCAGTCGGATGCGTGGCGCGGCGAGAATCTCAGCGAGGCCGGCGTGACCAAGAATTTCGGGCTCCTCCTCGATGAAGTCGACAAGTATGACAAGTCGAAGGATCCGGACGGCGCGCGGTATGCCGGTCTCGTGATGAAGGCCAAGGCGCTCATGCCGGAGGGGCTGCGCGACGACGTGCTGCGGCCGCTCACCCGCAAGTGGGATCCGGGTTCCGCTCCGGAAGCGCCGGAGCCCATGAGCGCGTTCGTCCGCGAGACTTTCCGCAACTGGTTCGACGATGGCAAGTTCGGCCGCACCCAGAAGGAGGTGCCGCTTCAGCCAACGGATGACGGCTGGTATCCCGGCACGACCCGGAAGAAGCTGATCGACGACCCGCCCGCGCGGGACGCGGCCGCCGCCCGGCGGGCTCAGGCGCAGATCACCATGAGCGAATGGCTCAAGGCGAATCCCAACGCCTCCATCAAGGAGGTCAAGAACCAGCTCCTCCAATCGTCCTCGGCGTCCTTGCTGCCGAGCGACGTGAACACCCTCCTCCGCCGGCCGGGGCCGGCCGCTCCCGCGGCTGATCCGGCGGCCCGGATCAAGGAAATCGGGGACAAGTTCGGCGTATTGAAAGAGGGCGGATTCAAGGCGCGCGCCACCGGGTATTTCCCGGTCGATCCAGGCGATCCGAATTATGAAATGCAGGGCGGGCGGTTTGGTGCCTCGGAGTGGCATGGCGAGCCGGTCACGCCTGAGCCGCTTTACACTCTCGACGACTATTACGACGGCAATGCTCCATATGTGTCGGTCGCGATGGACAACTCGAAAAATAATCCACTGGGGTACGGCACCAAATTGGAAAGTCCGCAATTCCCTGGCGTCCCCTTTCGTGTGATGGATACAGGATCCGCATTCAACGGCAAGACCAAGAAGTACGGGCCGGCGAAAGGACTTGGGCGCATTGACATTGCTCGGCGTGATAGGAAAGGCGCGTGGAGTTCTGTGAATAATCGCGCCATTGAGTTCATTGTTGCCAACGACGCTGACTCCCAAAAACCCCCTTTTGACTCATGAGCGAATTTTTCCGCAACACTCCGCCCGGATTACTGACCGATGAAGACGCCAGCTTCCTGACTGAGAACTTCGCTGCCGTCCCGGAGGAGGAGCGGACGTTTTTCAGCGCCAAGCTGGGGGAGTGGCAGAATTTCCGTAACCACTACCCGCGGCCGCTCACGCCGAGCGAGCAGGCGGAGAAGCGCGCCGAGCGGCTGCGCCTCGGCGAGGTCTTCAGCGACTTCGACAAGGCGACCCAGGGGCAGAACCTCGGGGTTCTGCAGTTTGCCGACGCCGATACCGCGCCGGCCATCAAGCGCGATCTGGCGAATCGCGCGTTTGTCCAGCATCTGAGCGGCCTCGATGGCGACCGGCTCGAACGTGACTACGAGCTGGCGCGGGATGCGCTGGCCAAGAACCTGTTTGGCGGTGCCGGCGTCGCCGACGACGCGACCTTCCATGCGAAGGCGGCCGAGTGGATCCAGAACGAGAACGGCAAGGAGGAGGTGACCCGCTCGCTGAGCGAGGCCGGCCGGCGGGCTGCGGCGTGGGAAGGCTCGGGCCTCTCCGAGGAGGTGCGGCCGTCGCTCCTGTCTTGGCAGGAGGGGCAGGCCGGCAAGCCTGGTTACGACATCTTCGCGGCCGGCGAGTACGAGAAAACTTTCAAGGCGGCCGCGTCCGAGGCCAAGGCCGATTTCGACCGGCTGCGCCCCTATGTCGACGACGTGTGGCTGACGCTGACCGGCGGCGGCCAGAAGGAGGTGGCGGAGCCCGGGACCGTCGATTTCGAGGGGCTGGCCGACCGGCTCATGGAGGTGCCGCAGGAGGACCGGCGGACGGTGCTGGCGATGGTCAAGGCGCGCGCCGAGCTGCTGCCGGAGGAGGAGCGCGCTGGGTTCTGGAAGAACGTCTCGAAGTCGTTCCGCCGACAGGGGGAAGCCATCGGGCAAGGACTGGTGAACGAGCTGCCCCGGATCACCGAGGGAGTCGGAGCGATGGGGGGCCCGGCGCGCGAGCGTCAAGCTCTGTACGAGGACATTCGCAATCTGCAACGCCTCGACCTCGACCCGATTGTGTCTCGGAACGGGTGGGAAAGCGCGGCGCAGGCGGTGGCCGGCTCCATTCCCGGGCTGGCCGCCATGTGGACTCTGTCTCCGTGGGTGATGATCGGCCAGTATTCGAGCGACGCCCGGCAGACGGTGCGCTCGACGCTGGAGGCCAAGGGCGTCGATCCGGCGATGTCCGGCGAGTTTGCGAACGGGCTGGCGCTCCCGGCGGCGGTCGCGATGTCGTACCTCGAAAAGGTGACGCTTGGCATGGCGAAGGGAATCCCCGGCGTGCAGCAGCTTCAGGCCAAGCTCTTGACCCGCCTGAGCGAGACCGGCGTCAAGCGGGCGCTGGCCATCGGGGGTGCGTTCGCTTTGGAGGCGGTCGAACAAAACGTGCAGGAGGCGCTTCAGGATACGACGCCGCTGCTCTTGACTGAGGTGGCCGAAACGCTGGGTGCTCCGATTCCGGAGGTCGAGGCGTGGGGGCCGGCCATGCAGACGATGACCGATCCGGCGAGTTGGGCGGTCTCGCTGGTCTTCGCCGGCATCGGGTTCGGCCGGATGCCTGACCTTGAGGCGGCGCAGATCCTCCGCGACCGGGGCGCGAGCAACGAGCAGATCCAGACGGTCCTCGCCGCGCCGGACGCCGACACTTGGCGGGTGGCCGTGACCGATGCGCTGATCTCGCCCGCCAACCCGCCGGGCGGCGTGAACGTCGAGGCGGAGACGGCCGGGCAGGCCATCGAGAATGCCGTGGCCGGCGTGACCGGCGTGAGCCGCGACCGTGACGGCTGGTGGGTCGAACACGCCGACGGCCGGCGGACTAAGACTGATTCAGCGGCGGCCTCTCAGATGCTGGTCGCCGACCTCGCGCAGGCGAATTCGCAGGCCGAGGCGGACGCCTGGGTCGAGCTGGCGGATGACTGGGTGTCTCGTGACTCTCGCGCGTCCCAGTCGTTCACCGGCCAGAAGCTGCTGGCCAATCGCGAGGGGGTATGGGCGTCGCGGGCGGGGCAGGCTCCGCGGCTGGTGCCGATGACGGCCGAGACGGCCGCAGAGCTGGACGCCGAGCTGGAGCTGCTGGCGAAGGCCGAGGGCGGCGACGCCGCGGTGACCCGGGTGGTGGCCGGCAGCAATAGCCTCGAATTCCGCCGGAGCGTCGGGGAGACGGCGCGGGCGGTCGTCGAGCGGCTCAACGCCCGGCAGAATGTCGGCGGCGACGCGCTGACGATGGTGCATGAGCGGGTCGAGGCGAGCTGGCGGGCGCTCATGGAGTCCGGCCAGATAAACATGGCGGAGACGTTCCGGGCGCTGCGCCGGCTGGAAACGGCGCTCGGCCGGCCTGTGCTCTCGGAGGATCCGAGCGAGGCCGAGGTGCGCGAGACGGTTTCCGATATGGTCACGGCCGATGTCTTCGGCCAGCGGCGTGACGGCCAGCGGACGCCGGCCGGGGCTCTCTCGAAGGGGATGACCGCGGCCATCGAGGCGGCCGTCGACCCGGCGGAGAAGGCGGCGCTCGGGCATTTCCGCGCGTTCCTGCGGGCGGTGCGCGCGTTCTGGCGCAATGTCTTCAAGACGGTGGCGGCCATCAGCAAGGCGCGCCGCGAGGGCAAGCTGACGGCCGACGATGAGTGGGGGACGTTCGTCGACAAGCTCATGGGGGTCGACACTCAGAAGGCGCACGAGGCCGAGGTGGCCAAGGAGGCCGGCGCTGTGCTGGAAAGCTCCGAGACGTTCTCGGTACGGAAACGACCGCTGGACGATTCCGATTACCAGCAGTATTTTGATTTCAATGCCGTCCCAAAAGAAAAAGCCAAGAAAGGCAAAGTCGCGCTCAAAGCCGCGGGGGTCGGTGCTGTACCCTCTGAGTCCGGAGGGGCTGGAGCTGCCGCCGTCGCCGACGCGCGAGCCAAGGCTGAACGGGCCTGGCGAGGGCTAGTTCAAGGCACGGCCACCGCAGACGACCGCAAGGCGGCGCTGGCCGCCATCGAGCAGGGGCCGGTCTCCTCGATCCTTCACGAGTTCGTTCGGCGAGACATCCCAGTCTTTCAGATCCGCGGGGCGAAGGTCAACAATGCGGCCGACTTCTGGCAGCTCGCGCTCGCCGTCCGCTCTCCGTTCTTCGAGTCGATCAAGGTGGCCGTCCTTGATGAGGACAACACCGTCCTCGGTTCTCAGATCGTGCTGGTGGGGGCGCTCGATGAGGCGCTCGCCCCGATGGGGCAGATCATCGCCGCGGTCGACGGCATCGCGCGCGCGAATCCGGGATCCAAGGCGAAGGGGTGGATCATCTCGCACAACCATCCGTCGGGCGACCCGCGGCCGTCGCAGGCCGACATCGATCTGACGGCCCGGCTCAAGCTGGCCACCGAGGTCGCCGGCCTCCCGGTCCTCGATCACGTCGTGACCAACGGTCAGGAGTACTTCAGCTTTGCCGAAAATGGCATGTTGGCTGTGCCGGCCGGCGTCGCCCTCGCTCCCTCGCCGGGAGCTGCGGGGCCGGCTGCGGGGTGGCAGGTGCGGTCGGGGAACCTTCCAACGGGGACCGGCTCCGGCGGCAAACTCGCTGACTGGGAAGTGGTCGAGCGCGGCAAGCTCACGCGGATCTCGTCGCCGTCGGACATCCACAGTCTGTCGAACATGATTAAGACGGCGGACCCGGATCATGCACACATCATTTATTTGGGGACGAAACACCAGGTGATGGCCGTCGAGCGCGTGGAGATGGGCAACGCCCTCTCTCAGCTCATGCGGGGAGCCGGCCGCGAGGGGTCGAAAAAGGCGGCCATCGTGCTGCCGACCGGCTCGAACACGAGCGAGCTGCGGCAGTGGATCACCAACGTCGCAAACGAGATCCGGAAGTATGGCATCCTTGTGGTGGACGTGGCGAGCTTCGACGCCGATTACCGGAAGTTTGTGTCGGCCAAGGAGCAGGGGCTATTCGAGGCGGACGCGGAGTTTACAACCTCGCCCGAGACGTTCAGCCTGTCCGCGGCCACCGGCCTCGAACGGCTGGCCCGCCAGATTGCCAATCGGGCCGGGACGCCGCGCGAGAAGGCGCGGGTCTGGAATCGGATGGCATCCGACCTCGCCGGCATGGCCCGGGCGGTCGAGCTGAACGAGGGCAACGCCGTGGCCGTCCGCCTCGGCACTGTCCGCGAGCAGGCCCGCCAGCTTCGCGCGAAGCTGACGGACCAGTATGAGGAGGAGGCGCTGGCCGGCGGGGCCGGCGAGGCGCTGTCCGCCTCGGAGATGGCCAGCTTCCATGGCAACCCGTTCCTCAACTGGCTCACCCATGGGACGACCGGGCTGGCCATGCGCAGCCGACTCATGTCGCGGACGAAAGCGACCAAGATCGGCGCATACGATCCGAACCAAGGCCACGGCGACTACGACGACATGCCGGCCATGCCGGCGGTCCTGCTGCGCGGCAATCAGACGCCGGACCAGGTGGCGCGAGACGCCCATCAGGACGGGCTAATCGAGGCCGATGATGTGCGCCTGCTGTGGCAGAAAATCAGCGATGAGCTGGCGAGCGTCGAGAAGTGGAAGCAGCGGGTCCGCTCGGCGGAGACCGCGCTCATTCAGGCCCGGAAGCGTGCCGCGGTCGAGGCGAAGGAGTGGGAGATGGCCGAGATAGCCAAGGCGAAGGCCGACAACGCGGCGACCGCGGAGCGCGACTCGAAGCGGGCGCTGGTCATTCTTGACCAGATGCTGCTGGCGCTGCCGGCCGAGGTCCGGGCTCAGGTCGGCGGGTTCACCCGGGTTGCCGAGCTGACCAGCAACTCCGCGCGCTTCAAGTACTTTGAACAGAAGGTGGTCGAAATTGACCGGATCCTTGAACGGCACCTGCGCGAGACGTATCTGGCCGACCTCCGTGACCTGTTCCAGCGGTCCCGCCCGCGGGCGGCTGCCGGCGAGAAGGACCGCGGGAAGCTCGGCGTCAACGCCCATGCGTGGATGACCGAGGCCGAGCGGATCATGGGGCTCTCTCCCGCGCAGCTCGAAGCCGAGGAGGATGCGGTGGAGAAGCGGCAGGCGTCGGCCACCCTGTCGGACGACGTAATCAACGAGTACCGCCGACAATTCGACTGGGTGGTCGATGAGGCGTCCGCCCGCGAGGCGGTCGAGCAACACGCCGGCCTCCTCAATCTGTTCGGCGGGCTCATGCACCGGCAGACGGTGGGCACCGATGTCCGCGGCCGGGACATCTCCGGGCCGCCGATCCGGACGGCCGGCGAGATGTTTGCCGCACTGGAGGCCGCGCAGGAGATGGCGACGACCGGCCGGCTCGACTGGTTCCGGGAGATCATCCGCCGCCGCGAGAGCCGGGCCCGCCGCCGGGATGTCGCGGTGACCGAGGCCGGCGGCCTGGCCGACGCCGAGAACCGCAAGGAGCGGAACCGCCAGAACGAAAGCGGGCTGGTGCGCACCGCGCGCGACTACTCGAACAGTCATTACAGCTTCGAGGGGTTTGCCTCCTCGGCATTCGGTCAGGACAGCGCCACCCATCGGTGGGCCGACCAGACCAGCCTTGAGGCCGACATCGCGTATCGGGATGCCATGCGCGCGCGCGAGCAGGCGCTCGGCAACTTCCTCCGCTCGCTGTGGCCGCGGTCGAGCACCGTGCAACGCCAGCGGAACCTTGAGAAGCTGGCCACCTCGCGGCCGGTGCCGAACGCCCCAGCCGGCGCGCGCGAGCGCATGAGCGAGCTGGACGCGGTTCATTACCGGATGCTTTGGATGGACGAGGACACTGCGAGCCGCGAGTGGCTGGAGGCTCACGGCTACGGCGAGAAAATGCAGGACGCCATGGAGGCGATGTTGTCCGACGAAGCGAAGGCCATCCGCTCGTGGCTGGTCGCCCAGTACGACGCCCAGTACGACCAGATCAACGCGGTTTACCGGCGGATCTACGGGGTCAACATGCCGCGCGTCCGCAACTACGCGCCGCGCCTGGTCGACCATGGGGGGCAGGTGAGCGATATGGCGCTCGACCCTCTGCAGGCCGGCCGGCAGCTCATGGCCGGCTTCACCAAGCGGCGGCGGCTCGATACCAAGTCCCCGCCGCGCCAGGTCGACGCGCTGACGGCCTACTGGCAGAACGCGCACGCGGTCGAGTATTGGACGAACTGGGCTGAGACCATCGGCGATTTCCGGGCGGTCTTCACTCACTGGTCGACGCAAGCCGCGGTGAAGGCGACGAACGGCGAGCAGGCCGGCAACGATCTCGCGGAGTGGGTGCAGATCCTTGAGCGGAACGGGATCCAGAACGCCAACGGGCAAGGCCAGCTCCGGAAGTGGGCATCGGCGATGGCGGATTATGCGCTGGTCGGGAAGCTCGGCGTCCTCGCAAAGCAGATGGTTGCCGGGTATGCGTCGGCCGCCCAGATCGGGATTCCGGAATACCTCGGGGCCGTCAACCGGATCACCCGGGGCGAAGCCTCGATCACCCTGGCGGAGGTCTATCGGATGGACGCCGTCCAGCGGCGGATGGCCACCATCTCTCCGGAGGTGCGCGTTGCCACCCGCGGCCGCGGGCTCACGCCGGTCGAGGCCGGGCTCGACGCCTTCCTCGAACGGGTCGGGACCGATATTCACGCGCTCGACAACGCGCACGTCTGGCTCCGCGACCGGATTGGATGGTTTGACGCCGTCTTCACGACGCTCTCCGCGGCGGCTGCCTACGACGTGGCCTTCCGTGAGGCGAAGGCCGCCGGCATGGAGGATGCGGACGCCCGCGAGCTGGCAACGGGCCGGATGGAAAAGGTCGTGGCCGACACAGCGCAGGCGGATTCGGTGCGCAACAAGAGTCTCTCCGAGCTGCGGATGGGCACCGTCGGCCGGCTTCTCATGCCGTTCCAGTCGGCGAACCGTCAGGCGCTGGCGATGACGATGCTCGCGACCAAACAAAAGCGGTGGGGCGACGCCGCCCGGATGGCCGTGATTCACTGGGCCGCGACCGGCATCATCGCCCAGACCGTCGGTAATATCGTCCGCACCCTCCTGAGCGGCGATGATGTCGACGAGGTCTGGGAATGGGAAGACTACGCGCGCGCCATCGTTATCGGGCCGCTGACCGGGGCTCGATACCTCGGGATGGCCATCGAGGCGCTCGCTCCGTTCTTTGGCGGGTTTGAGCGGCGGCAGGCGGCCGTCCCGATGTCGGAGGGGCTGCGGCTGATCCGGCAGGCGGTGCAGGGGGACTTCGAGTACAAGGGGCTGGCCGACACTTGGGAGCGGCTGGCGGCCGGCGATGTCCTCGATACGAAGGGCGACATCGATACCAAGTCGGTCCTCGGCGGCCTCGGCGGGGTCGGCCTGCTGGTCGGCGGCCGGGCGACGTGGGCCGCGATTGGTGCCAACCTCATTAAGCAGGCGTCCGGCTTCGCCGATACGGTCACCCGCACCGATGCCGAGCGCGAGGCCGAGCAGGCGAAGCGCGACCGCCAAACGATCAAGGACTTCAACAAAAAGAATCCCCGGCCGGAGATGCCTCCGGAAATGCAGGAGGCCGACAAGGCGGCCCGGCGCGCTCGCGAGGCGGCCTGGGCGGCTGAGATCCGCTCACTCGAAGGGGAATAACCGCTTGCAAAACCTCTACCCGTCTCGCACTCACTGACATGGCTGTCCCGTCCGAACAATCGATGGTGGTTTACCCCGGCAACAATTCGGCGGTGGTCGAATATCCGGTCCCCTTCTCGGCGCTCGAAGCGTCTCACATTAAGGTCGGGGTCCGGCCGGTGGGGGATCCGTTCGCCCAGCTCCCGACGTGGGAGTATGCGGTCATCCCGAAGGCGGGCGGCGGCTGGGCAGTGACGACGACCAGCGCGGTGCCGGCGGCGGATACTGTGGTGATCTGGCGCGAGCTGCCGCTGGTGCAGCCGGTGGAGCTGCCGCTGGCCGGCCGGCTGCCGTCGACCGCCATCGAGCAAGCTCTCGACCGGCATACGATGCAGATCCAGCAGCTCGCCGCCGATGTGAGCCGGTGCATTCGTCTCGACCGATCGGCCACTGACCAGGACTCTTTTGAAGTCACGCCGAACACTCTCATTGGGCTGGACGGTGCCGGCGACTGGACCGTCTTCGACGCGACCAAGGTGCGCGAGCTGGCGCTGCTGGCCGCCATCGACGCCGGCAATCCCATCGCCACCTGGGCAACCGAGGGCGACCGGCCGAGCACTCCGCCGGATTTCGTCGGGCAGATCGGTGCGCAGCGTGACGACAAGTCCCTGTGGGTTGGCAACTCGACGACGGGTGGCGACTGGACCCGGGCGAAGGCCGACCTCGGGGACATCCAGATTGTGCGGACGCTCGCCCAGTTCGAGAACGCGCTGGCCGCGGGCGGCCGGATGCGGGTCGTCTCAAGCCTGTCGCTGCCGACAGCCTACGACGTGACGGTCCCTGTGGACATCGAGGGCGCGCCCGGCGTGGTTCTCACCCTGACCGGGTCGGAGACTTACGGGTTCAGCGTTCAGGCGTCGATGCGCGTGCGGGACATATCGATTACGAGCGGCAGCCGCACCGCTCACCGCGCCTTCGCCATCGGTGGCAGCCGCTATGTCGGGGACTTCGTCCTGCAGCGGGTCAAGATCTACAACGTCGGCAACGCACTGTGCGCGGACGGCGGCCCGACCTCGGCCATCATGCCGAATATCTACATCGATGACTGCGACTTCACTGCCATCGGGGCGGTCGGGTACTCGGCCGGCGGGGGGTCTGGCGGGGACAGCGCCGTCGCGATCACCTGGAACCTCGGGCACGTCACGATCACCAACAGTCGGTTCAAGGATACCTACGGCAACGGCATCTACATCGGGCAGAGCGGCCTCATGGCGGGCGGGCTGGACAATTCCGCGACCGTGCCGAACGCCGAGGCGTGCGGGCAGATCTTCGTCGCAAATAACTGGGTGCGCGACTTCGACCGCAACGGCATCGAGATCTTCGGAGCGGACTGGGCTGTCGTCGCGTTCAACCGGATCATCGGCGGCACGGGGATCCGGGATTCGGCGGGCATCTCGCTCTCGTTCGCCGGCAATCATGGCGTCTGCCATGGTAATATCATTCGAGATTACTGGGGCTACGGGCTGGAGGTGGTTCACACCTACAACATTGTCACCTGCAACTACATTGATACCTGCACCTTCGACCGGGACAACACCCTGTTTGGGATGTCCGTCGGGGGCCGCGATGTCACGAGCAAGTGCCTGATCGCGAACAACGTCTTTCGCAACATCGTAAACAAGGTTCATGCGCACGTCGCCATGAACTTCTCGCTCTCGACTGACTGCACCGTGGTTGGGAACAAGTTTCACGAGGTGTCCATCGCGTGCCAGGTTCAAAGCTCCTCCTGCGAGCGGATCACGTTCATGGGGAACGAGCATTACTTCAGCAACGGGGCGAGCGCGCTCGGCGACATCTTTAAATGGACCTTCGCCGCGAATTCGGGCGTTAAGCATGTCGTGCTCAACAACATCACCCGAAACATTGGCGCGGTCGATCCGGGAATCTTCATCAAGTTTGGCAACGGGACCGGTGGCTATACCAATTACGCCACCGGCCAGCAGACACACAGCGGGGCGGGTTATCTGGAGCTGGGCGACTCCGTGAATTCCAATAACCTCGTCATCCCGTGAAACCCGCCGTCGTGTTTTCCCCCTTTATTGCCGGCCTCCTTGTCTCGTGCAACGTCAAGCCGACGATCACGACGCCGGGCGGGTACAAGCTCACGCTGGGCGCGTCGCTCCTCGAAAAGACCGCGGAGGAGTCTGCGCTGGTCGAACTGCCTGACGGCACCCGACTGGCCTACAGTACCAAGGGTAAGGACCAGACGATGATTGCCAAGGAGGGGATCCGCGCCTGGGCGACCGTGGCCGGGATCACCGCGACGGCCGACGGCCTGAACGAGGGCGAGGCGATCCGGGAGCAGGGGATGACGGCCCGCACGATCTCGGCCGACAGCGTGAAGAAAGCCGACATTGCCGGCGAGGTCAAAAAGACTACGACTCTCGTCCCTCCGGCGTTTAAGCCGGCGTCATCTTTCTAAACTCATGAATCAAAAGGAACTCGACCTCGTTGAAGCCGACCTCGTCTCCAAGATCAAACGCCTTATCCCGCTCATCCGATGGGTGATAGCGGGAGCCATCGGCATTACGTCATGGGTCGTCACGATCCAGCTCACGATCCTCCGGCACGAGCATCAGATGGACCGGCATGAGGTGGAGATCCGCGCGCTTGAGCGCAATGAGTCATCGATTCAGGCGAACCTTGAGGCCATCAAGGACTCTTTAGACAAGATCGACAAGAAGCTCGACCGATGAGAGAGGAGCCGTCCATTCTTCTGTTCCGGGGCCGCGGGTTCATCTCGCGGCTGATCCGCTGGCAGACCCGGTCGCAGTACAGTCACGCGGCCATCATGCTGCCGTGCGGGCGGGTGCTGGAGGCGTGGCAGGGTGAGGGGGTGCGCATCAAGTGGCTGCGCGACTGGTGCGACGTGGAGCGGTTCCGGGTGACCGGCATGACGCCGGAGCAGTGGTCGACGGCCATCGCCTTCGCGCGAGCCCAGATCGGCAAGCGGTACGATTATCGGGGCGTGATTCGATTCCTCTCCCGCCACAAGCATCCGCGGGATGATCGCTGGTTCTGCAGCGAGCTAGTCTTCGCGAGCCTCGCGGCGGCCGGCGTGAAACTGCTCATGTCCGTCGACATCGGCGAGGTGTCGCCCGGGATGCTGGCCTACTCTCACCGTCTCGAACCATATGACAAACGCCCAACGCCTTGAAGAATTCGTGGATCAAATGGGGCTGCGCTACTTCCGGGGGAAGGAGCTGACTTGGCTCTGGAGCCGGACACGGAAGGGGGTGTCGAACTCCTGTCCTCCGGAGGCGCTGTGGCCGAACTGCATCCAGCCGCTCGTGGTGCTCGATGAGATCCGGCACCGGCTCGGGGAGACGATCCGCATTACGTCGGCCTACCGCAGTCCGGCGTACAACGAGGCCGTCGGCGGCGAGCGGATGTCGTATCACAAGATCTTCATGGCACTCGACGCGACCTCGCCGGCCGGTGCGGCCAAGCTGCACGCGGTCGCCCGCGAGGTGCGGGGGACGCGCCTGCGGCTACCAGGCGGCGGCTCGTTCGTCTGGCGCGGTGGGATCGGCCGCTACCCGTCATTCATTCACGTTGACACGCGGGGCCGGGACGCAAATTGGTAGGCATGATCTACCAGCTCGCGAGGTTCGTCATCCGTCCGGATCACAAGCGCCGGGTTTACCCCCACCGTGACTTGAAGGAGAAGGTGGCCCACCACTTCCCTTGGCTGGAGGGGGAAGGGATCGAATATAACTACTTCATCTCGACCGTGATGCCGACATTCCGAGACCTCGGATTCGCCGTCCAAGTGAAGGGTGCGGGGGTCGATGGCCGCCGGACGCTCGGCTTCCTCGCCAAGGCATACGGGCCGCACTTTTGAGGAGGCGATTGAAAATTTTCTGTTTTTTTCTGGACTGGTCAGGGGACGTGTGGCAATAATGCGGTGCCGCCATGAGGCGGAAACAAAAACCAAACCAAACTGAAATCCATGAACACACTCAATAGCATTACCAGCCTTGCCCTCCTCAAGACGCACAGCAAGCAGCTTGAGGCCGACCTCGCCGAAGTCTTCGCCCGCTACGGGCTGAAACTTACCCGCAACGCGGCGACCATCTGGCCGGACTCCGGCGAGGTGAAGTTCCGGTGCGAGACTTCGTACCTCGACGCGGAGGACGCGGCGGCCCGCGACAAGCATCAGTGGGAACAGTATGCGTGCCTCTACGACGTGCCGGTCGATGCGTTCGGCAAGGTCATCACGGTGGCCGGCACTGAGTTCAAGATTGTCGGCCTCGACGGCAAGGCGCGGAAGTCGCCGATCAAGCTGGCCCGCGTGAAGGACAACAAGCCTTTTCAGTGCAGCGCGGATGCCATCCGGCGCGCGCTGGCCATCCTTCAGACTTCATGAAAACCAAACCGCAAGAACGATTCCTCGGCACGTCCCTTCTACTGAGCGAGTATGAGCGATTTCGAAAAGCGGCCCGCGCAGGCGGGCGGTCGGTCAGAGGGCAACTCCGGGCGCTTGCGCTTGAGTGGCTTGCCAAACAGCCAACGGCAAAGCGTGGTCTGCGAGTGCGGGCGGCGGAAGGAGCGGACTGACCGCGCCTGCCTCCGCTGCCAGCGGATCGAGGAAAACTTCTATAATCCGGCGCGCACCGTGCGCGTCGGGGTGAAGGTGCGGCGTGACGACTGGAGCGACATCGACGCCGCCTTCGACAACTACCTGAAATCCAAACCTACTGAACAATGATGATCGATCTGACTAAGTTACCGGCCGGCCGAGTGGCGGCCATGTGCAAGCGCGGTGCGCGCGAGCTTCGCGAGATGCGGCTGGCCCGCGCCCGGAGCAACTGGCAGGGCTATGATCCGACCGATGAGGGGCATGGCGGGTGCGCGTTCGTCGCGTGCCTTGTGCTGGCCGTCATCATGTACGCGGTCCTCCTGTTCCTCTAAGAATCTGGCCGGCACGGCATGGTGCGCAGCGAGAGGCTGCGACGGGTCTTCATCTGTCCCAGTGAAACACCGTGCCGGCCTCCCATTTCCCGCCGGCAGTCCGTCGGCACAACCCAAACAACACCCATGAAATTGAACATAACAAGGGGGCGGGTCGCCCGCCCTCAAAAAATAGTCATCTACGCCCCCGAGGGTATCGGCAAAACGACGCTGGCGGCGGCCTGTCCGTCGCCCCTGATCCTCGACTTCGAGGAGGGGAGCCATCATCTCGACGTGGCCCGCGTCGAGCCGGAGTCATACAAGGAGGCGCTGGCGGTGCTGGCCGAGCTGGCCAAGGGCTCCGAGTTCAAGACCGTCATCATCGACACGATGGACTGGCTGGAGAAGAAACTTCTCGAACAGATCTGCAAAGATCACGGGAAATCCTCCATTGAAGAATTCGGCTACGGCAAGGGCTATGTGATCGCGGCCGAGGAGGCGTTGAAGCTGCTGACCCTCATCGACCGCGTTGCCGAGAAGTCGGACGTTATCCTGTTGGCTCATAGCGAGGCCAAGAAGTTCGAGGCACCGGATCAACCTCCATATGACAAGTACCAGCTCAAGCTGTCGAAGCAGATCGCTCCGCTTGTCATGGAGTGGGCCGACGCTCTGTTGTTCGGCAACTACAAGATGGCCGTCAAGGTGACCGGCAGGGGCGAGACGGAGAAGGCCAAGGCTGTCGGGGTCAAGGAGCGGCAGCTATACTGCAACAAAGCGCCGACGGCCGACGCCAAGAACCGGCACGGCCTGCGGGACATCGAGCCATGGGGCATGGAGACGCTCGGCAAGATCCTCGGCGCGAGCGCGCTGGTCCTGCCAGCCGCGCCGGGCGCACCGGGCGAGGCCGAGGCCGCGGATCACGTTCCAGGGCTGGAAGCGCCGGCCGAAACGTGGCGGGACGAATTCCTGCGCACCCTCGGTCCCTACGAGGATCAGGTCATTGGGTTCCTCGTGAACCGAAAGCAGATCGCCGAGGGCGGCAGCCTGCGTGACGTGACCGAGCAGTACGCTCGGCGGGTGCTGGAAAATCCGCTCGCCTTCCTCAAGGCGGCCGGCGTGAAGGAGGTGCAATCATGAGCAAGCGAATTAGAGACGGGGGGCCGGCGTTTCCGACCCGCGTGGCTCAACCATTCGGAGATGGGTGTCTAGCCCAAGGAGGCATGAGCCTCCGCGACTGGTTCGCCGGGATGGCAACCGACAAGGACGTTGCTGCATATCAGCAGGATGAATACGGGCGCGTCATTGAGAGCCGCGTCGCAGCGCGCTATCAGTTCGCCAAGGAGATGCTCAAAGCGCGGGAGGTGCAATCATGAGCCTCCGCCCCTCATCACTGCCGAAGCTGGACGCCTGCGCGAAGTACGAGGGATCGGCCGTGGCCGGACCCGCGGCCGACCGCGGCACCGAGCTGGACGCGCTTTACCGTGCGGTGCTGGCCGGCACCGGGACGCTTGACCTCGCGAATGACGACCATCGGTCTGTGGGCTGGGCGGTCGATACGACGCGTCTGATTTCTCACGGCTCGCCGATCCTGTCGGCCGAGGATGACCTGCGGATCGAGGCGGCCGGCATGACCGGCACCGCGGACGCGGCCATCCCTGACGAAGATGTGAGCATCGACCTCAAGACCGGCGAGGAGCGCGACTATCATCAGCAGCAGGCGGCCTACGCGCTCGGGTTCATGGATCGGTTCTTTACCGATGCGTGGACGATCTTCCTCCTCTACTGCGACCTGCGGAAGGCTGTGAAGCATACCTTCACGCGGGCGGAGGCGGAGCACACTGTGCGCAGCGTCATCGCCAAGGCGAAGGATCCTCTGGCGCGGCCGACGCCGTGCGAGTATTGCGACTGGTGCGCCAAGAAGTTCACCTGTCGCGAGCGCCTTGAGGGTGTCGCGTGGTGGGCCGGCAAGGATCCGGCCACTATCGACTGGGACGTGGAGCTGGCGGATCCGGCGAGGCTGGCCGCATTCCTCGACCTCTGCTCGATCATCGCCAAGGATGGCGGCCTTAACGAGATGGCCCGCAGCCGCGCGAAGGATATGCTCGTGGCCGGGACCAGCGTACCCGGCTACGCGCTGCGCAATCGCAAGGGGAGTGAGTTCGTCCTGCCAATCGATGTCGGCCGGTGGATCGGCCGCATCGGGTTCGGGGCCATCCTCGATGCCTACGGCACCCTGAGTGCTGAAAAGTTTCGTGCCGCGTGGCACGAGAAAATGCCTGCCGAGCCGTTCCCTGACAACATCGTTCAGATCGGGCCCGGCAGTCAGTTCATCGCAAAAAACAAAACCAAGAAAACGACATGAAATACAACGCAAGGAAACCCGAGGCACCGCAGTTCAAAACCCTGCCGCCCGGCGATTACCCGTTCCGGGTGCTGGACGCGCGGGAGACGACATCGAAGACAAACCGCCCCATGATGGAGGTCAAGCTCGTCGTCGGCGAGTCGGCTGAAGACGAGGTCACCGTCTTCGACTATCTCCTCCCCGGCGACCCGAAAACCGAGTGGAAGATTGACGCCTTCCTCGCGGCTTGCGGTATGCACCCGGGGGAAAAGGACGAGGTGGAGCTTGAAGCCAACGAGTTCATTGGCTGGACTGGGCGGGTTAAGCTCAAGCTTGAAAAATTCGAAGGCAAGGATCGCAACAAGGTCGATACCTACCTTTTCGGGACCGAGGAGTTCTAGTCATGACGATCATGAGGCTCATCGAGGAATTGCGGGCGGTGGCCACCGTACACGGGTACGGGGCCGAAGTCCGGATCCAGACGATGACCAGTGATGATGCCGAGCTGGTCGCGGTGCGAGCCGCGGCCGGCGGAGCCTTACTGGACATCGAAGTTATTGTCGACAACCCGGACGCACTATGAAACTTCGCAGCTATCAGCAGGAGGCGCTCGACGCGATCAAGCAGGGGTTCCTCAATCATCGGCGGCTACTGGCCGTCCTCCCTACAGGGGCGGGGAAAACCATCCTGTTCGCCCATCTGGCAGCTTCAACTCCCGGCCGGACGCTTGTGCTGGCGCACCGCGAGGAGCTGCTGAATCAAGCTGCGGACAAGATCCAGCGCGCGACCGGCCTGATCGCGGAAATCGAGAAGGCCGAGAAGGTTGCCAGCATGAATGCGCCGGTCGTAGTGGCCAGCGTTCAGACGATGATCGGTCGAGCCTCCCGCTGGCCGGCCGATCATTTTAACCTCGTGGTTGTCGACGAAGCGCATCACGCGCTGGCCGACAGTTATCAGGGGGTGCTCTCCCGGTTCCATGACTCGGCCAAGGTGCTCGGCGTGACGGCAACGCCGGATCGCGGTGACAAGCGCAACCTCGGCCGCTACTTCGACGAGATAGCCTACGAGGTCGGGCTGCCCCGCCTCATCAAGGAGGGGTACTTGTCCCGCATCCTCATCAAGCGACTGCCGGTCGACATCGACCTCCGGCAAGTCCGCCGGACGGCCGGCGACTACAACGCGCAGGGTGTCGGCGAGGCGCTTGAGCCGCACCTCGGGGCGGTCGCGGACTCCATCCAGCGCGAGGCCGCCGGCCGCAAGACCATCGTCTTCCTCCCCCTGGTGCAGATCGCGCGCGATTTCAGCGACCTCCTCCGCGCTCGCGGCATGGACTCGAAGGCGGTGGCCGGCGAGGACCGGCCGGCCGACCGAGCGGCCACCCTCGACTGGTTCGCAGAGCCGGGCCCGAAGGTTCTCTGCAATGCCATGCTGCTCACCGAGGGCTTCGACCAGCCGGACGTGGACTGCATCGTCGTCCTTCGGCCGACTCAGGTCCGCGCGTTGTTCGTGCAGATGGTCGGCCGCGGCACGCGGGTCCATCCGGGCAAGGAGGATATGCTCTTGCTCGATTTCCTTTGGCAGACAGAGGACCATCAGATTATCTCGGCGGCCCGTCTGGTCAGCGGGCACGAGGAGGACGTGGCGGCGGTCGAGAAGCTGGTGGCGGCCGCGGTCTCCGAAGACGAAGCGGTCGACCTCCTCGACGCCGCCGAGGACGTGGAGGAGGAGCGGCTGGAGAAGGTGAAGCAGCTCCTCCGGGCCGCCCGCCACAAGACGCCGGGGACGTGGGACGCGCTGGAGCTGGCCTTCGCCCTCAACGAGGAGGAGCTGCTGGCCTACCGGCCGACGCTGGAATGGCACGAGAAGGAGGTCACGCCGGCTCAGGCGCAGGCGCTCATCCGGTCCGGCTTCGATCCGGAGTCGGTCACCTGCCGCGGGCACGCGAGCAAGATCCTCGACACGCTGGCGCGGCGTCGCAGCAATCAGCTCGCCACCGTCAAACAAGTCCGGATCCTCCGCCGGTTCGGCCACCCGTCGCCGACGCTCGCCACCTTCGAGGAGGCATCGGCGTGGATCAGCCGCCAATTTCAACGCGCATGAAATCAGTAACCATCACCATTCCCCATCCACCGCTGCCGTGCCGCCCAAACTCAAGGGCGGGCTGGCAAAAGAAAGCTCGGGCCGTCAAAAGCTATCGGCTTCTGGCCGCCTCGGCCGCACAGTTCAAACTCTTGCTTTCGGGCTTCACGCCGCCGAAGTGGAAGCGGGCACGGGTCAGGATCGTCTGGCGCTGCCAGCGGAACATCCATCCGGATCCTGACAACATCGTCGCTTCACTCAAAGCCGCGTTCGACGGGCTGGCTGACGCCGGCGTTGTCGAGAATGACAAGGGTCTTTGGCCCGAGCGGCCTGAAGTGGAAGTCGGCCATCAGTGGCCGGAAGTGGTTCTCACCGTGGAGGCCGAGGCGTGAACTATTACAACGAATTCGACCCGAAGGCTGCCGCGTGGCTGCGCCAGCTCATCGACGCCGGGCTGATCCCGCACGGCGTTGTCGACACACGATCAATAACCGCAATTCATCCGAATGACCTCATCCCCTTCACTCAGTGCCATTTCTTCGCCGGCATCGGCGGCTGGTCGCAGGCGCTCAAGCTCGCCAAAGTGGATCCAGCCCGACCTCTTTGGACCGGATCATGCCCCTGCCA